TTGTAAAAATAATTTTGCTGCAAATTGTATAATAAGGACGAGAGAGGAAAACAGAGCTATAATAACCTACCGGCTTTGATGAGGCAGGCTAAAAAATCAGATGAAAATAAGGAGGAAATAAAAAATGGAAGAAAATATTTACCAAAAGAAAGGGTATAAGAACAGGAAAGATTATCTGGAATGTCTGGCGGCAGACTATTGCGTACCGCTAGACACTGTCTATGCACTTGCCTCCATGCTAGGCAAGAATGAGGATTTTGATGGATTAATTTCCTCATTAGAGGACGCGGAGGGGATGTTGGATGAATAGGGAAGGGTTAATCCCCTTCCCTTCAAGGAGATTGGGTCGTGAAAGGAGGCTAAAAGTATGAAAGTTATTAAACCAAGTGTTGAAATTATGGATGAGTTTGATGGACTGGATGTAATCAGGAAACTTGAATTATGTGGGCGGGTTTGTTATAAGTCAGAACATAAAATGAATGATACTTCATCATATAAATTCATTCAAAACATAATCAATTTGTCGGTTGGACGGCAAAAGGCGGTTTTCTACTGAAGGAAAGGGCTGTTTGGGGTGGAAGGAGCGGAAGCAATGATATGTAAAATCGGAGATAGGTATATCCTGGTATGTGATATATGCGGAACAGAGGATGATAAAAGAATGTGAAATCTTTATGGATAATAATGGGGGATGTAATAGTGGGCTTCATAATTGATTTAAAAATTCAAAGGATTAAAAACGGGGTGATGCAAAGGTGAGACACATAGTAAGTTTTAGTGGTGGAAAAGACAGTACAGCCATGTTACTAAAAATGATTGAAGAAAACATGCAAATAGATGAAATTATATTTTGCGATACAGGAGTAGAATTTCCAGCAATGTATGAGCACATACGCAAAGTTGAAAAGTACATTGAAAGACCAATAACAATTTTAAAAAGCAAATATACATTTGAATATTTAATGTTTGATTATGTAAAAACCAAAGGAAAAAATAAGGGCAAAAAAGGATGTAGTTGGCCTGATTTTAGAGTTAGATGGTGTACAGACTTCCTTAAGAGAAGAGTATGGCTACAGCATATGAAAAGATACAAGGGAATTGAAGTAATAGAATATCATGGAATAGCATTAGATGAAGCACATAGAGCAGATAAAAACAATGATGGAAGAAATATCAAGTATCCATTAATCGAATGGCGAATGACAGAAAAACAAGCATTAGCGTATTGCTATAGCAAAGGATTTGACTGGAATGGATTATACAAGAAATTCACCAGAGTAAGTTGTTATTTATGTCCATTACAACGACTAGGAGAATTAGAAGTTATATATAAAGATTATCCTGATCTATGGCAGAAAATGAAAGAACTAGACCTTAGAAGTATAAAACAGTTTGGAAGAAAGTTCAGGAGTGATTATAGTATACAGGAACTAGAAGAAAGGTTCCGCCGGAAAGAAGCACAAATAAGTATGTTCCGTATGTTTTGAAGTAGATGATTATTGAATTTATCAATTGGATTACTGGTAAACATGAAGAATTTAGAAAGAGTGTTGGACTTGATAAATATACCCCTTACACAAAAGAGCAGGAAAAAATGTTTCTAAAATTCATTAGCGGTTCAAGATGGGTTCAAGATAAAATACGAGTCAATACCCCATTGAAAAATTTTTTCCAAAAAACTTGACTTGGCTGGACAGCTTTCGGTATAATTGTTAACAGATAGCGGAAAATCTTTTGGCTTGGCTTTTAACCACCATGGTTGATTCGACGGCTTAAAAAGCTGTGCCAGCCATCGGGAGGGGAGTCTTTTTGGCCAATATAAAAGAATTTATTGATGAAAGCGGGAATTTTGACAAAAAAGGTTTTCGGAGGAAACTTCGAGGAATCGGGCAACGAAGAAAGAGAGAAGAACGTTTGAGCCGGAAGAACACTTTTGGTGTACTTGACCTTACTCCATACAATGCAGTTAACCTAATAATAGACGGAAAAAATGCAACAATTGTTTATAAATGATTGATTTCGGGAGTCCTTTCTCCTATATATTCTATATATTTTCGATTTGAAGGGCGGGTATAAGTACCCGTCTTAACCTATTGGTTTTGATAATCAAATTGAGGTGAAATTATGTCCTCGAAAAAGAAAGGCTTTACTCGGACCAAGTTTGGCGACAACGATGCAAAAAAGAAAAAATCAACTAGGAAACCAAAAACATTACTCCCTATGCCTTCAAAATCCGTATTGGATAGTTTAAAACTCACTCCAAAACAACGCCTATTCGTGCAAGAATACTTAATTGACCTTAATGCAAAACAAGCATCGATAAGGGCGGGATATAGCCCGGCGAATGCAGAATTTCAAGGTCATCAGCTCATAAATAACCCCAAAGTGAAGTATGCAATTGAATTAGCTATGTACGAGCGGGAACAAAGGACTAAGGTAACTCAGGATAGGGTGATTGAGGAGCTTGCAAAGATAGCTTTCTTGAATCCAACAGACGTAATCAACGAATACGATGCATCATTACGCAGCGGGGTCGCCCGAGAAGATACCGCTGCAATATCATCTATCCGGGTAAAAAGATTTCCTGCCAGAGAAGGTTTTGGAGTTGAACGGGAAATTAAATTGCATGATAAGATTCGTGCATTGGAGTTGCTTGGTAAACATTTAGGACTGTTCAACGATAAGCTGAATATAACAGCCGATGCAGTGGTAAGGATAGTGGATGATCTAGGCGATTCAAAAGATGATGCAACGGAGACCAATAGCGAAATCGAGGAATGATGCATATGATGACGGCTCCGGTGGTGGATGTCCGGCTTTCGGAATTAATTGCACTATCTTTTTATGAATTGCATAGGGAGCTAAAAGAGGAACGGTATGATGAATATTGGCTAAAAGGTGGACGCGGTTCAGGAAAGTCCACTTTTATTAGCATTGAAATAATTTTAGGAATGTTAAGAGACCCGGATGCAAACGCAGTAGTTTTCCGGCGGTATCAAAATGAACTTCGAGATTCAGTCATCGGTCAGTTTGAATGGACTATTGCAAAGATGAATATGGGTCATCTGTTCCATGTACAAGTTAGCCCTATGCAAATTGTCTACCTTCCTACAGGGCAACGGATTATCTTTCGTGGAGCAGATAAGCCAACGAAGTTGAAGTCAATCAATATCGGTAAAGGATATATCAAATATGCATGGTTTGAAGAGTTAGACCAATTCGGTTCAATGAACGAAATACGGAATATTTTGCAATCAGTATTCAGAGGTGGAGACCAAAAGCGAGTAGTATTCTTCTCATACAACCCTCCAAAATCATCTCGTTCATGGGTGAACCAAGAGGCGAAAATGCCGAAACCCGGAAAACGAGTGCATCATTCGACGTATTTAGATATTCCAAAGCATTGGCTGGGAGAAAGGTTTTTAACCGAAGCAGAGCACTTGAAACAAGTTAATGAACTTGCATACAGACATGAATATCTCGGAGAAGAAACCGGAACAGGCTTGGAAATATTCACCAATGTAATACTCGAAACTATTACCGATGAACAAATTGCGCGGTTTGATCGAATACGTCAGGGGTTGGACTTTGGTTATGCAGCTCACCCGGCTTGTTTTGAGCGTATGCATTATGATAGCACAAGGCGTCGGTTATACTTATTTGCAGAAGTTGCTGGATTGAACTTGTCCAATAGGTTGCTGTATATGAAGATTCAAAAATACAACGATGTAATCACTGTTGCAGATAGCGCAGAACCGAAATCCATTGATGAGTTAAGGAGTTATGGCCTGAGGGTATCTCCTGCAAAGAAAGGTCCGGGTTCAGTAGAATTCGGAATCAAATGGTTGCAAGACCTCGAGGCTATTATCATTGACCCGTTACGCAGTCCACTGGCTGCAAAAGAATTTATTAACTATGCATTAGAAACAGACCGAAATGGAATGATAAAAAACAAATTTCCGGATAAGGACAATCACTCCATCGACGCAACCCGTTATGCATTGGAAGATGATATGATCGGGTATAACATGCAAGGAGTAGGGCTACTGAGAGGGGCGAAAGTATATGGATAAACAAGGATGGCTTAAAAGAGCTGTTGGTGAAATATCGAAACTGCGTCAAAATCTATTCGGCCAATTTGGTAGCCTTATTGGCGGCAGCTGGAACGTGCCATATGTGCTGAACAGTAGCCGGGTTGACTATGAGCTTGCACGGCAGCTGTATCATAACACACACGACGATTATAAACTGGGCGCTGGGTTTGCTAAACCAATAATAAATACCTTAGCCGGTTTTATGGGCGTTCCCCATTTTCGGTGTCAGGACGAAGAAGCCCAAAATGTCCTAGATGAGCATATTAATCGCTGGGTTAGCCGGATGCAGCGAACTCACCAGCTTAGCTTAAGAGACGGGGAATGCTTTGTGATGTTGGCCAATCTGGAAAATGATGACCCGCTATTTCCAGATGAAAAGAATCGGATTGATTATATAATCATCCCTCCGGAGCAGATAGCGGATATAGAAATAGATTCAATCACTAGAAAGCCTGTTGCGTACACAATTAAAGCGAGAAGTAAATGGGATGAAGGAAGACGGGAATATACTGTAACACAGAAAATAACGGCCGATAGAATTACTGTCATTGTAGAGGGAGATGCCCCAGAAGGTCTGACAAGTGAAATACGACCTAACCCTTGGGGGTTCATCCCGATTGTTCATTTCAAGAATGAACCAGAGGAAACGGAACTATACGGAACTAGTGAACTTGAGCCAATAGAGCCTTACATGAAAGCCTATCACGACGTTATGCTGCACGCCATGCAAGGTAGTAAGATGCATAGCACCCCAAGGCTGAAGCTGAAGCTCAGGGATGTGCAGGGCTTCTTGCAGAACAATTTTCCAGAGGCGCTAAAGGCAGTACAGCGGGGCGAACAGGCAAATATCGACCTGAAAGGCCATGAGTTGCTCATCTTTACAGATGAAGAGGATGCCAGCTTTATCGAAGCGCAATCGACAATTGGTGATGCAGAAGCTTTACTGAAGCTTCTCTTTTATTGTATTGTCGACGTTTCTGAGGTCCCGGAATTTGCATTTGGGGTTCATACACCGTCCAGTCACGCTAGTGTAAAAGAACAGATGCCTTTGCTCGTTCGCCGGGTAGCGAGAAAGCGGGAGATGGTTACAGAGAACTGGCAGACTTTAGCCCGAATGCTATTAGTTATGTATAGCAAGAAGACGGGCAAAAAGTTTGAAAGCTACGAAGTAGGAATAATATGGGATGCCGTTATCGAGCGAGATGAGAAGGAATACGCAGACACCATTAACATCTTGGTGAATGCGCTTAATACGGCTTTGTTTGGCGGCTTTATCAGCCTGGATGCTGCTGTGGACCTGCTAGCTCAGTACATTGACACCATGCGGGAGTATGCTACCGACGACCCGGAACTACCCGGTGAAAGAGAAAGGATTATCAAGTCATGGTATTTGAGAAGTCGTTTGGAGGATACCGAAGGATTACTTGACCAATTGCAGGATATAGAAAAGGCGTTGAATCCAGACCAGAATCAGAAACAGAGTCAAATCAATGAGGGATGATAGCCAATGGCCAAGGAGATAGATGAAATCAAGAAGGCCGCTGGTGATTACCAGAAATGGGCATTAGCCGCACGAAAACAATACATCAATTTACGATTGAGACAGGATAAGGAAATTGCAAACCTTTATATTCGTTCAGCTGATAGGATTGCCAAAGAATTGAAGCAAATTGGAACAACTACGGTTTCGGGCCAAATACGAAAGAAACATTTCAAAGAGCTGGAGAAATCTTTGCGAGCGGAAGCTGAACGGATTCAAAAAGGTTTAACAGAGGCTTTCGTTGACTATATTAATTCCGCTGCAAAAGCGGGGGCAGGATACACTCAAGGCGTTGTATTGAATTTATTTGACCAGGCGGGATTGAAGACTTCCGGGATAAGGAAACTGTTCAGCCGGGTAAATAAGCAAGCCGTCGAAGCAGTTTGGGCGAGGACGAGAAATGGACTTTATTTATCAGACAGGATTTGGGAGCAAAGCGAAAATTACCGTACCATAATGAGGGACTTGA